ACCCCGGCCGCCATCACTGCTTACGCCGCGTCCGTAGGTAAGCCGGTCGCTCAGGTCAAGAAAGAACTGAAAACGAAAAAGCTCAAGCCGAAAACCCTCATCAACGGGCTGCGCCAGGTCGAACGGATCTACGCGGGGAACCTCGGCGCTTACGGCATCCCTGGCTTCAGCACTGGCCGCACGACTAGCTCAGGCCCTTCTCTTGCGACCTTGTCCAGCGATCGTCAGGCGCTGGGGAAGCTGTGATCGGACAACGGATGACGACGGGGAGGGGCGATGGATGATGCATACCGAGATCTCGACGGCAGACTGCGGGCAGTCGAAAACCGCGAGGCGGCGAGGGACGTGAAAGTCGAAGTAGCCACCGAGGCGCTGAACCGCCTCTCCGTCCTTGTGGGTGGGGCGGGCTTGGCGATCCTCGGTTCCGTTATCGCCTTTCTATTGGCGGGCAACTGATGACCTTCGCCGAGAAGATCGCCCACGTCGCCGAGTCAGACCCCGCCTACGCGCGCTCCGTCAAGCGTCTGCGGATCGCCTCCTGGGTCTTCGGGATCGGCCTCGCCGTCGCCCTTTTCATCGGCATCCAGACCACCATCGTCAACAGCGACCAGGGCACGACGATCAACACGATCACCAACTCCGCCTGCTCGAAGGCTTACTCGCACTTGGGAGAAGGCGTCAAGCCGGACCCCAAAGCCGCCCACGAATGTGAAGCTCTCCGCGTAGCAATCGCGAAGGCCGAAGGCGTCGAAGGACCTTGTGTCCTCTACCAGCGCGTCACCGGCCAGAAAGGCGCGCTCTGCCCTCGCTTCTACGTCGTGCCGCTTAGTCCCTAACCCGCCCGTAGAGGGCCTACATAGAAAGGACGGTCATGGCCTCTAACGGTCATTTGACCTCTGCCGACCTGACCCCGATCCCGGTTGGCAAGGAACTCTCAAACGAAGCTGCTACTGCGTGGCTGGCCCCTGGCGGTCCGGCCGACGCTGGCCTGCGCCCCGTCTCGGCCTACCGGACCTATGACGAACAGGTCTACTTCTGGGACCTCTACCAGTCCGGGCAAGGGAACCTCGCCGCGGCGCCGGGGACCTCGAACCACGGCAACGGAACGGCCGTAGACATCGACGCGAGTTGGGAACAGTCGTGGATCTATGAGCACGGCGGCGCCTACGGCTGGAAGAAGACCGAAGCGTTCTCAGAGGCGTGGCACTTCAACTACGTCGCAGGCATCTACAAGGGAACGCCTCCGTTCAAGACCCTCCAGCACGGCTCCAAAGGCCCTCGCGTCGTCAAGTTCACGAAACGGCTGGCCTATATCCACAAACGCAAGGGCCCGGCCTACCTGAAGCACTGGCGCTGGAAGTTCGTGGATGAAGTGGTCGACTCCGTCAAGGCGTTCCAGAAGTCCTATCGCCTCAAAGTGGACGGGGAGATCGGCCCGAAAACCGCGGCCAAGATCAACGCCGTCTTCCATCAGCAACGCGAAAAGCGGGGCTCAAAATGACTCGCGAGCAATTCGCTCGGCTGCTTTTGCTGAGTCTGGACGCGCCCATCAGCCTCCACAACCGTCGCGCCCTTCAGGCCCAGATGCAGGCCGAGGGCGGCAGCGCGCATTTCAATCCGTTCAACACGACGCAGGACATGCCGGGCGCCACGACCTTCAACTCAGTCGGGGTCAAGAACTACGTCTCCGGCAAACAGGGAGTCGAAGCCACCGCCAAGACGTTGCAGGGGAAGGGCCACGGCTACGAGGCGATCCTGCGCGCCCTCCGCACCAACGCTCCGGCGACGGAGACGGTTACGGCCATCGGGGCCTCTGACTGGGGAACCAGCGCCACGCTCGCCCTCGAGGTCCTCGACGACATCAAACACAACCGAGCTCCCAACACGCTCGCGCAACTCGAAAAGAAGGAGATAGCCCAGTGAGCACCAACCCCATCTACTCGTTCCTCGACGCGATCCCCCTCGCCTCGGTCATCACCGTGCTCGCTGCCCTCGGTGGCGTCTACGCGCTTGTGACCGGGCATATCGACTACCAGGAATTCCTCATCGGGCTCGGCGTAGTCACTGCCGGTTCAGCCACGCTGGGGAAAGTCCGCAACGACGCGGGGAAGGGCCGATGACCATCGTCGGAGTGCTTCTCGTCATCCTGATCGTGCTCTTGGTCTTGTTCCTGGCGCGCCGCGTCTGAGCAGGCGGTCTGGGTATCCCGACGGCTTGATCGTCACCGCCGGGACCCAGCATCTAGATGGCTATCGAGGAACATCACGCTGCTACGTACTGGAGCATCTGGAGCCTCGAATCGCCCGCCAAGCCTACCTCACGTAGGCGGTCGCATCCGAGCAAGGGCTGATACTCGACGGGTGCCCGGTAGCCGAAGAGGACGCCAGCGAGAGGTTGACCTTCGCAAGCACCTCGAATCCAAGGAGGGTGGCGAATGGTTCGTCATCAAAGCCGGTGGCTCGCTCGGAGACGCTGATCTCGTCGCCCTGAAAGCTGGCGAGCGCGGGAGAATGATTGAGGTCAAGTCGACCGCCAAGGGACCGTACGAGCACTTTGGCCCCAGCGACCGCGAAGACCTTTACCGAGCCGCCAAGAAAGCGGGGCTCGAACCGTTCCTCGTCTGGCACCCCCCACGCAAGGAAGCCACGTGGATCAACTGGGCCTACTGGCCTAACTTCTCCCCGCCGAAGTAGTCTCGCCCCGCCCCCCTCGCCCCCTAGCCCCGTCTGCTCTCGCTGAGTAGGCGGGGCTTTTTCGCGGGCTTATTCGAGGTAGGCGCAGTGAATCTTCCCGAAGTGATGGACGATGTAGCCACCCGGGCCAACGCCCCAGTGGGTGATGTTTTCGCAGATCAATTCGCCGTACTGCGTTTCAAAAAGGAGGGCTTCGAGGCAGTCGATCCGAGCTTCGGTCAGCCGCCGACACTGGACCCCCGATGAGACACACTGCGCTTCCCGTGCGCAGCTTTCCTGGGCGATCTCCCGCGATCCGTTTTCGGCTTTGTAGAACGGCAGGTGATAGGTGAATGCCAGGGCCGACGCCGAGATCGCGAAGAACGCCAGCAGCGAGACCACGAGAACCTTGAACTTCATGGAGCCTCCCGACTTGATGGACGACGCGATCCTAAGCGCTCCAAATGGATTGATGTGGTTGAGGAACGGGCCGACCTCCTAGGCGGTGGTCGGCCCGCAGCGGCAGAGGGCGCTAGCCCTGCTTGCCGATCTGGACGGCCGGGATCGTCGTCGGGGTCTTGTGGATGATCATTTCTCACCCCCTCGCCTGTCGGTTGTCGTGCCTCCAGACGACCAGACGGACCGGACCGCTTCCAGACCTTCTAGCAATAAACGGTTGAATCGCTCAGGGAATGCCCTACGATCTGCCGCCTTATAAAGGTCGAGAATTCCGGAGGAGTCGTATGAGCGCGCAAGTCGTCGAGCCCAAACTGAAGCCATCCCCGAGCGCCCGCCTCGCCGCAGTGCTGTCCCACCCACTGCGGTGCCGAATCGCGTCCTTCCTATCTGCGCGGACCGGAAGTCCGACCGAAATGGCACTAGCGCTTCGGAAGCCGATCAGCGATGTCAGCTATCACACCTCGGTCCTCGTCGCGGCCAAGGCGATCGAGGAAGTTGACAGCCGTCCGGTTCGGGGCGCGGTCGAGCACTTCTACCGAGCGACCCAGCGCAACGAGGTCACCGACGAGGAGTACGCGGCAATGTCGCCCGAGTCCCGTCAGGACTTCGACCTCGGCGCACTTCAGTTCGCGGTCGCAGAGGCCGGGGCGGCGCTCGACGCCGGGACCATGACGGCCCGCGCTGACCACTGCATCGCACGAATCCCCGGCGAGGTAGACGAGGAGGGTTGGGAGCGACTCAACGCGATCTACAAGAGGACCTACGAGGAGGTCTTCGCGGTCATCGAACAGAGCGCCAACCGCTTCGCCGATGACCCGACGACGAAGCGAATCGCCGTCTCCAACCTCTTGACCTTCTTCGAATTGCCTGGTCCGACTCGCTGCGCTTTGCCTGAAGATTCTCTAGCGGATTAAAGTCCCAAACTAACCACTCCCGTGGTTGACTCCGAACGGTGCAGCGGAATCAAGCGATAGGGGAGGGCGCGTGGAGAGCGTAGGGGCAGAAAGATACCCAGACGGTTACCAGACGACGTTGGACGAGGCTAGGGCGGCGGCCAACATTGCTGAGACCTTGCGCGAGCAGGCGGCCGAAATGCCGCTCGCGTCCCCGCTCAGGGCGCTTGCTCTCCGCTCGGCTTCGCGCTGGGCGAGGGCGGCAGAGTCATGCTCTCATCTCTCTCTAGTGCCGCGTCCCGCTGGGCCGGAGTCTCGGCCTGAACTTGCTGCCATGCAGTGACCATGTCCGGAAGCCGCTGAAGGTCGATAGAAAAGAACTCGGGAGGCAGACCCGAGCCCTGGATCACTCGCTTGACCGCATCGTCGCGCTTGCGGTTGCTAGTTCGCAAACGGTTCTCGCTGCCGAACTCGCCGCGCTCCCATTTGCTCAGGTCGTGACGCTCCACGTCGATGCGTTCGGCGAAGGCCGTCAGCGTTTCCCGCCGGTAACCACGGCCCGCGCTTAGGCGCTTGCCCAACTCGTCATCGCTGAGTTCTCCCGCCATTGAGGCGGCGACAATACCGGGAAAAGTTCCGAACATGCGTGCCAATTCGGCCAAAGTTATACCGGGTTGACAGAACTTCTACCAATCTGGTACCGTCGGTCAGGCGATGGCCCAGACGGCAGACCTCACCCAGATCAGCACCCGCGTCGATGACGACATTCTGAGGCGCCTCGACGAGCGGTGTGAGCAGGAACGGAGGTCGCGTTCCTTCGTCCTTGGCGAGGCGCTTCAGAGGCACCTTCAGATCCGCGAGTCAGAGAAGGAGATACCTGCATGACCACCGACGATCGGGACGACCTTCGCGCCTACCACAGCGACGAGGGACTGAAGGAGAAAACGCTGGCGCAGGTGCAGCTGCACCGTGAGGCCGACGAGTTGGTCCAGGGCGTCTACGCCGACAAGGAGGGCGGCCGTTACTGCGCGGTCGGCTGCCTCACCCACGACCCTGAAGGCGGCCACCACCTCTACCCCGAGCGCTGGGGAATCCCGGAGTGGCTCGCCCACCTTGAGGACGGGATCTTCGAGGGCCTGCCGAAGGAGAAGGCGAAGCTCTGGCCGGAGCGGTTCATCGACGCGATCCCAGTCGGCGTCGAGTTCGACGGTCTCGCCGACCGCCTCGCGATTCGACGGCTGAAGGAGGAATGCCTGCCGCTCAGCGGCGACTGGCCCGATTCGGTCCGAGCACAGGTCGTCGCCGCGATCGAGCAGGTGATCGCGGCACTGGAAAGCGGCAAGGAGGAGGAGAGGTCCGCCGCGAGGTCCGCCGAGTCCGCCGCGAGGTCCGCCGCGAGGTCCGCCGCGAGGTCCGCCGCGAGGTCCGCCGCGTGGTCCGCCGCGTGGTCCGCCGCGTGGTCCGCCGAGTCCGCCGCGAGGTCCGCCGCGTGGTCCGCCGAGTCCGCCGCGTGGTCCGCCGCGAGGTCCGCCGAGTCCGCCGCGAGGTCCGCCGAGTCCGCCGCGTGGTCCGCCGCGAGGTCCGCCGAGTCCGCCGCGAGGTCCGCCGAGTCCGCCGCGTGGTCCGCCGCGTGGTCCGCCGAGTCCGCCGGGTTTGAACGTGAGGCAGACCGTCTCATCGCCGAGCTTGAGGACCTCGCCGCCTAAATGCCTTCGCAGGAATACACCTCGCGCATGGTCGAAGGCCCCATCACTCGGGCGGAGAAAGCGGAGGCTGAGGTCAAGCGTCTACTTGGAGAGCTTGCCGAGTGCTACTGCGCTACCGGTGCAGATCCAGAAGGCATGTCCTCGGCGACGATGGCTAAAGAGGCCGTGCGGGCGGTTCGTGACCTCCTCCGCAGCGATGACCGCGGCGACGAAGTCGCGCGGCTGAAAAAGGCCCTGACTCCGGTGGCCGACGCTGCCGCGCGCCTGACGCTACGAGAGATGTTGAGCGTGGGGCTGAGCGAGGGAATGATCTCCCGTGCCCAGCAGGCGCTCAAGGAGGGGCCGTGAGCGTTACGACCCTCGAGCCCTACGTCTCGATAGACGAGTTCGCGGCGCACTTCCGAATGTCGCGACGCTGGGTCGAATACCGGCTGCGAGACGGGATGCCTTCCAAGCGCTTCGGGCGAGCCCGCCGTTTTCAGATTTCTCAATGCGAGGATTGGCTGATTCGCGAGGGCCACATCGAGGAGGACGGATGAGCATCCGAGTCACGCAGACCAAGAAGGGCAAACGCTACGCCGCCAGGGTCCACTTGGGCGACGGCAAGTACAAGCTGCTGGCCTCGCGCGATACGCGCAAAGAGGCCAAGGACGACGAGGCGCAGTTCCGCCTCTCGCGTCGTGCGCCGGAGAAGGTGCAGGCCAAGACCTTCGCCAAGCGCTACCTCGCTGGGTATGCGGAAACGCGCAAGATTTCCAGCTACGACCACGCCGAGGCGGGAATCGACCACTGGTTGAAGACCTTCGGCTCTCGCTCGCTTCAGAGCATTGGCCGCGAGGAGTCAACCGACTGGGCCTCGGCTAACCGTTGGGCCGTCCCGCCCGTGGTGACGATGCTGAACGCCGCTCTTGATGAGGGCTTGGTCGACCGAAACGAGATGCGCGGGCAGAGCCGCAAGTCCCGAGGTCGCGCCGACAAGGACCCGTTGACCGTCGAGGACCTGGAGAGGCTGGCGAGCGCCGCCGAGGAAAAGCACGGCGCCGGAATGCGGGCCTTCGTCATCTTCACCGCTTACACCGGGATGCGAGTTGGGGAGGTCTTCGCTCTTAAGTGGGGCGACGTGGACTTCAACCGCAACAGGGTGATGGTCCGCCGGCGGCTCTACCGGGGCCAGATGGACCTCCCGAAGGCGAACAAGAAACGGGAGATTGTCCTGCTGCCCGAGGCGCGCGATGCGCTGCTCGGGCTGGACCGCTCAAGCGACTGGATCTTTACGGCCAAACGCGGCGGCCAGATCACCCAGACCGTCCTCACCTACTACTGGCAGAAGATCGTCTCGGCCTACGGCACCGACGTGACGCCCCATGAGCTTCGCCACTTCTGCGCTCACCATCTCTACGTGCGAATGGGCTTCCCGTCGCGCGTGGTGGCAGCGCAGCTCGGGCACTCCAGTCCAAGGCTTGTCGAGATGGTCTACGGGCACGGAGATGTCGGCGCGCTGGACGAGCTTGAGCAGGGCTACGGCAACAACGTTCGGCACCTACGAGCAGTCAACGACTAGGAAAGCGAGACACCTTGGCGACACAGAAACAGAGGAATCGCGCTTGTGGCGCCGAGTTGAGCCTGTCTCCCCGACTTTCCGGTTCTGGCTCTGCAAGGCCAAATCTCAAACGGGCCGTCGCCTACAGCCGCACGAAACCGCAAGGTTCCGCAGCCGTTGCGACACAAACGCGACACAAGGCCGAGGGTTCCCATAGACACATAGGCGGCGCGTCGTGAGTGGCCCGCGCCCGAAGCCCTACGCGGGTCCTCCTATGGCCTCCAAGGCTGGGACTGAGGGACTGCGTAAGCGTCGCGTCCGTCGTCTCCACGACCTCTATCGGAGCGGTGAGGTTCGCTGGTATCCGGAGCGGGGTGAGCGGTCGTGAGGGCGCAGGAGCAGCTTGTCTCGCGGGAATATTTGGAACGCGAACTCGACCGGCAGCGGCAGGGGCGCGCCGTCGCTGAACGGGACGCCGACTACTTGCGAAGCGCGATGGAACTCCTTCGCAACGTTCACCCCGCCGCCGCAATGGCCGTCGCTGAGTCAAAGGAGCGTCGCGCCACGATCCTCATCAAGGAGCTTGAGAGCGCCGTACAGGCTCGCCCTGCCGACGAACTGGAGCTTGTGAGAGACGCCCGGTCGGCGATCTCCCACGCCGAGAAAATCGCCCGCCGCAGTGGCAGGAGCCGCATGGGCGTCCGCTACCTGCTCCTGCTCTCAGAACTGGACTGCATCCGTGAAGACCTAGGAGAGAGGGGCCTGTCGTGAGCCAGCCAATGACGATCGCCCGCGTCACGAAGGAAAACGAGTGGGAGGGCAAATTCGGCAAGAACCAGGCGTACTCGCTCGACCTTAAGCTCGCTGACGGCACCTTGGAGATGGGCGTCACGTCCAACCGCAAGCTCAAGGACGACGGCTCCCACAACGAACCGAAGGAGGGTGAAGCGATCTGGGGGGACATCCTTCCGGACGGTCGCGGGGGGGAGAAACTGAAGATGGATTACACCGCCATGAAGGAGAACGGCAGCGGGTCCTCGTCACGCCCATCGGGGAGCTCGGCTGAATCCAAGGCCAGCAGCGGCGGAGGCTGGAAGCCCGAGAGCCAGTACGACCCGGAGAAAACCGCCCGCATCGGTCGAGCGCACGCGCAGGACATGGCGATCGCTCTCCTGGGGCTCCCGTGCTCTGACAGCGCCTCCCTCGACAAGGCCTCCCTCAAGGCCGTCGTCATCGACTGGACCGACTTCTTCGAGAGAGACGTAAACGAAGCAGGTGAGAAGGCTGCTCAGGGCGCGGCCACCGCGAAGGGTGCGGCTACTCCCCCATCGCCGCCTGACATAGTGGCCCCGCGTCCTGAGCAGCCCTCAGCCGTCATCGACGAGGGAGAGATCGAAAAGGCCCTCGACACCGCTGGGCTGGTGAACGCCGGAGCACGGTCCTCAGTGGCTCTCTGGATGGCTACGGAGCTTCCAGAGGAGCGGGTGCTGAAGGCGATTCGCAATCTCACCGACCCAGGAGCGGGCCTTCAAGCGAAGACGCTCGAGGCGCTGAAGTCGAATACGGAAAAGCACCTCGGCGGTCCGCTTCCGAAGGCTGACTCGACCGACGAAGAAATTCCGTTCTGATGGCGCCGCACATGACCATGAAAGAGCTTCGCGAACTGGCAGCGTCCGGCAACGCGAGGGAGAAGCGCTCTGCCACGCGCGAGGTCCGCCGTCGATGCCGAGAGGGCATGTTGGTCCCCTGTTGGGAACGGCAAAAGCGCTGATGTTCCGCCCTCGCTCATACCTCGATGACGCTCCCAAGGGCATCCAGTCCACTTGGGAGGAGGAGCGCATGGTGCGTCTCTACGAGGACCCTGCTTGCTTCGGTGCCTCTGTCTCTTCTGCTGAGGAGTTGACGGACCGTGAGCCTGAGCGGTGGGAAACCGAGCGCGACGAGATGGAAAAGGCCGAGGACCGCTGGCTCATGGATAACGAGGGGCGGGTGTACTAATGAGCCTGTTCGTCTGCGAAGAGTGCGGTTGCATCGAGAACACGGCGCTGTCCCGGTTCTGGCTGCGTAAGACCTCGCTAGGTAAGGGAACCGAGGGCCGTGCGCTCTGTTCAGCCTGCGACCCGGAGACCGAAAAGTGGCACGGCCGGTTCCCCCAACGCCAGTACGACCCGGAGCGCGACCACCCGAACTACATGGACGGCGAGTGGATTGAGGCATCGTCGTGACCCAGAAACAGCGAGTCCTCCAGAAGCTCCAAGGGGCTCCCGATGGAGTCAGCAGCAAGGCCTTCATCCAAGACTTCATGCCCAGAGTCGCAGCGCGCATTCAGGAGCTTCGAGACGAGGGCTACCCAATAACGAGCGAGCGCTGCGAGGACGACCCGCGCTACGTGATCTACAAGCTTCAGGAGCGGCGTGGTGTAGAGACGATCAATAAGACGCACGCTCGTCTGGAAAGCGAACCCGTAACCCCCGGATATAGCGGGCCGGGGCTGCGAGAGGAACAGGGTGACGAATCGGTACTCCCTGTCGCTGCCCCTGAAGAACGCCTCGTGCCCTCGATGTTCGACTACGACGCGGACTGGGTGGCCTAGATGCCTCGGATCAGGACCGTCAAGCCGGAGTACCCGAGGCACCGTAAGACGCGCTCAGTCTGCCGTGACGCCCGCCTGCTGAACATCCACCTGTGGAACCTCGCAGACGACGAGGGACGCCTTCAGGAGCTTCCTCAGTGGATCATCGGCGAGGTCTACCCAGACGACGAGGACGTGTCTCCCGGAACGTTACGGGAGTGGCTCCAGGAACTCTCCAACGCGGGTCTGATTCACCGCTATGAAGTCTCCGGGGAGCGCTACATCCAGTGCCACGACTTCAATGACCACCAGGCCATCAGCCACCCGAGGAAAAGCGACCTCCCACCGCTTGAGCAAGCCGATTCCGCGCCCTCCGCGAAGCCTCCAGGAACGCTCCCGGAGCCCTCCGCCCAGGAAGGGAAGGGAATGGAAGGGAACAGGGAAGGGAATGGAAATCCTAAGGGTGACCTCCCAAACCGAATTTGTTCAATCCTGCAAGGCGGGCTGAACACCCTCGACGAAAACGACTTCGGCAGGGAATGGCCGACGCCAAAGCTCGGCACCATCGCTTCCCTCGTTGCCGACGTCGATCCCGAGTTTGCGATTGAGGTTGCCGAGGAGGTCCGGCGCATCGTCCAAGCGCAGGACCGCGCTCCGAACATCACCGGCCTCTACGAGCAGAAATTCACCGAGGCAAAGCGGGAGAACGTCCGCGAAGTAATCGCGGAGTCGCTGGGCGGTCCGCGATGAGCCCCGTGAGCCCCGAGACCGCCACCTACCTCGATGGCGCGCGTTTCGTCGAATGGCTGGAGGACCGGCGTCTCATCAACCCCGTCGAGACCTTGCGAGGACAGGTAGGTGATCGCTGGGAGTCCACGGTCCGCCGCTGGCGTAACCGTCCCGCTCAGGTCTACGTCGTCGACCAGTTCCTTTGCTCAATCGGTGTCTGCCTGGGAGAGCTTCCGGACGACCTCTACTGTGAGCCACCGAAGCGCGGTCGCGGCAAGCGAATCACGCCGCAAAAGGCCCGGCGCATCAGGCAACTCGCCTCGGAAGGCGTCTCCTACGCCGAGATCGGGCGTCGCCTCCACATCTGCCATAAGACCGCTGCGGTCCACGCAAAGGCGGGTCAGTCGTGATCTTCACCTGCCCGTCCGGCTGCTCCCACGACTTCGGCTGGAAGAACCCACCGAGGACCTGTGACCTCCACGGAGCGCCTTGGTCCTATTCCAAGCCTCTGAAATCTCGGGAGGTTGGAAGCAGCGCTGGCAAACCTGAAGAGGCGGAGATGAGTTCGGCGCCGTCCCAGGGAGAGACTCGCCAATCTCGCCCCAGCGCTGCTTCGAGCACCCCGAAACACAAGGGACTGAAGCGGAGCCAGCGTCGAGAGAGTGCGGCGGAACGGACGGCCCGCTTTCACTTCAACGAGATGTGCCGGACTCGGGCCTGTTTCCTCTCATGGCAGGAGCGGCCGGGGCACCGCTGCGAAGGTCAGCGCGACGCCCATCACCTCGTGCCCAAGTCGGTGCTTCGACAGCGCCTCTCCTACCTGCCCGAAAAGGACTTGCTGGCGATCATCTTCAACCCGCTCTTGGGTGCTCCGCTCTGCCGCCGAGGCCATGAAGAAATCGAGGCGAGGACCGAGTTCATCTACTGGGACGAGCTTGAGCCCGAGCTAATCGAGTACGTCGGCTCTCTCCCTGACTTCGTGCTGATGCGGCTGGAACTTGAGTGCCCGAAACACCGCCATCTGGACCTAGATGGAGCAGGGGCGGTATGACCTGGTCAATCCTCACCGGCGACTGCGTAGAGCAGATGCGGACTCTTAAGGACGAATCGGTTCAGTGCTGCGTGACGAGTCCTCCTTACTGGGGCTTGCGGGACTACGGCGTCGATGGTCAGTTGGGGCTCGAGAAGACGCCGGAGCAGTTCGTCGCGGCGATGGTCGAGGTCTTCGCCGAGGTGTGGCGGGTGCTGCGCTCGGACGGGACGCTCTGGCTGAACATCGGTGACTCCTACGCTCGGTTCGCGAGCGGGCGCAACGGCAACTTCGGTCGCGCCGCAAAGGGCGTTGGCATCCCCGAGAAAAGCGACTCGCGGAAAGTCGCGCCGGGTCTCAAGCACAAGGACCTCGTCGGCATCCCGTGGATGCTCGCCTTCGCCCTCCGGGCTGACGGCTGGTACCTGCGCCGAGACATCATTTGGGCGAAGCCGAACCCGATGCCGGAGTCGGTCACCGACCGACCGACCAGCTCGCATGAGTACCTGTTCCTGCTGACGAAGTCCCCGAAGTACTTCTACGACGCGGAGGCGATCCGGGAGAAGGCGACGTGGGTGGGCCTGAACGGCGCCCAGAAGTCGCCCCACGCTCAGGGCTTCAGTCGCCGCTCGCCCGAGCAAGAGCGCGAGCGTCAGGACAAGCAGCGCGGCCACGGCCGCCGCCACGACGGCTTCAACGACCGTTGGGAAGCGATGTCGAAGAACGAGCAGATGGCGCTCGGTCGCAACAAACGCTCCGTCTGGACGATCGCCACTCGGCCCTACCCCGACGCTCACTTTGCGACCTTCCCGCCGGACCTCGTCGAGCCTTGCGTCAGGGCTGGGACGCCGGTAGGCGCCTGCGCCGAGTGCAGAGCGCCGTGGCGGCGGCTGACGTCGACCGAGTACGTCAAGTCCCCCAAGCACGGCGCCGGGAGCGTCGTAGGCCGAAAAGAGGCGTCAGGTCAGAACAACTTCGACGGCGCCGGTATGCCGAGGCTGAACAAACAGGTCACGACGCTCGGCTTTGAGCCAGGCTGCGCTCACGGCACCCCGCCGATTTCAGCGTCCATTCTCGACCCCTTCGCAGGCGCCGCGACCACCGGCCTCGTCGCCACCCAGCTCGGCCGGGACTTCATCGGCATCGAGTTGAACCCGGAGTACGTCGCTCTCGGGGAAGACCGCATCCGCCGCTGGGAAGCAAACCCGGCCGGGCACCTCTCCAACAAGGCACCGGTCCTCGACGGCCAGGGCGCTTTCGACTTCGACCTCGGAGCAGCCACATGAACCCCGGACCTAGATGGAGCAACGAAGGGAGCAGTGCAATGAGTAGCGAGCTACTTGGGGAGCTTGAAGTTGGAGCCGCCAGCGAGAAGGTTCTCAATCAGGGAGTTGAGCGACTTCCCTTCCGACTCGGCGATGCGGATCAGGTGCGCGTGAAGGGCCGGGAGGATTCGGATTTGGGTCTTGCCGCTGGGTTTAGTCATGGGCGGGATAGTAACGCATCTGATACTATGACTAGACCGAAAACGCGGCTCGCGGTGTCTCACCACCCAGCCGCCCTAGTCAAGGGAGTCAGCCCATGACCAGCACCGCGAAGGGTACTGCCGACCGGCCGAGTTGCGTATGCGGCCACGCCGAAGATCAGCACGGCCATGACGGCGCGATTATCTGCGATGCGCCTGATTGCAACTGCGGTCATTACGAACCCGCTGGAGATAAAGCTAGCCATCAGGACGAGTCCTAATGGCGGCAGCGGACAATCCTGCGGCCGAAGGAAAGCGGACCTTCCTCGTCTCCATGGAAGCCGTAGCTACCGGCAAGACGACCGAGGATTTCGTCACCGGCTTCGGGCGCTCTGACGCGTTGGAGAAGTTCCTCCGCCGCCGAGACACCGTCGTCGCACTCTTGAGCGAGAAGCCGCACCGCTTCACCGTCTCGGATAACGGCGTGCCCGAGTCCGCGCACATGTTCGACCCCGTCATTCGCATGCCGGCAGTCGAACGGCCGCGCCCGACCGAGGACCAGTCCACCCAGTCAACCCCGAAAGGCAAGGACTGATGGCCGATAACGACCAAGCATTTGTAGGGCGGTGCAAGGACTGCGGGAAGCTTCACGGCCTCATCGTGGTCACGCCTCGTACCGCTGGCGAGATATCGGAGTCGATCAAAGAATGGGAGGACGACGGCCTCGATATCGAGCAGACGACCGTAGGCGCCGCTCGCCCTGAATTCGCTTTCTGCACGAACGGCAAGGAGGGCTAGACGATGGCCGAGAAGACGCACTACCCGGAATGCGGCTGCGAGGGGTGCAAGCCGCGAGACATCGTCCGAGTCCAGAAGGAAGCCTGGGCGCGGATCGCTGAGGAAGAGCGCACCGGCAAGCGTCGCCCGCCCGTCATCCGCTGGAGCGCTGTCTGATGCCCAAAGGAGAGACTAAGAACACCGAGCGGCGAGAGGTCGAGCGGTTCACCTTTGGCGTCTTGAACAATCCACTGGAGCCGGTCGTGAAGGACGACGGCGAGTGGATGAGGTTTGAGGAGCATCAGGCCTCTCTAGAGGAGGCACGGGCTGGAAGCCGCGCTCAGACTGAAGCAGCCGAGGCACAAAGAGACGAGGCCCTGAAGGAACGGGACGACGCTGAATCGAACCTCGCAGAGGCGGACCGAGCGGCGGACGGCTACCGGACCATCGCTGTGAACAACAAATCGGCGCTCGACAAAGCCGAGTCCGAGCTGTCGGCCCTAAAGGCTGAGGTGCTGGTGATGGTCGAGGCGGCCGAGCAAATCCAGGTCCAACTCTCGCCCGTCAAGACTGCCCGCACCGGGCAGAACATCGACATGGCCCACGAGATGGTGGCGCGCCTGAAGTGCTCTCTTCGGAACCTCACCCTGACCTCGGAGCCGGAACGGTGCATGCACTGCGGTGCCCAGCGCAAGACTGACAACGGTAGCCCGGGGGACCACGACAACGCCTGCCCTACCGGCAAGTGGAAAGTCGAAAAGACCGACTGCACCGGCAAAGCCCCACAGGAGCCGGAGGAGCTAAGAGACCGCGTCGAGTCGGTAGTTCAGGACTGGAGGGCGCACGGCGGCAATCTCGTTGATGCCCTGCTGCCCTTGCTCGCTGCTCCGGAAGCCGAACGGGACGAAGCGCGTAAAGCCCTCTGGGACGCTCGCAGCCAAGCGCAGGATCAACAGGAGCCGGAGGGCGGCGACTGGGATGGCGCACCGACGAACCCTGATGTTTGGCCCGACGTAATCCCGCTCTACAAGCGAGTCGGAGCCTGTGGGAAGGTCGTCACGAACTGGCGAGGCGCTGTTGTGTCGATCACGGATCTCGACAAGGTCGAACGTCGCTTTTACGCCCCACAGGAGCTACCTAGTGGCTCCGAGGAGGGGGATGCGGTCGTTCCGGGCGCTGAAACGCTCGCGTTCATGAAGGCGGCCATGAAGGTGCGCGGCGGCCGTTGGTTCTCCGGCGCGCCCTCGCACGTCTTCGCTGAGTTCGCGACCGCCCTGAATGAGGACGGCCTCCAACTCATGTTCACGCCCACCTCTAACAGGAAGGAAGGCACGGAATGAGCGACGAGGCTGACTACGCCGAGCAGGACGCGCTGATCGAAGCTGCCGAAGGGAACCGCTGGCTGGAAGACGCCGGGGTGGTCGCGTGGTCAGAACTGCTTCTCGCCCTCCGCGCTAACGGCTGGGAGTTTCGGCGGATTAACCAAGACCAGGCTAGAGAGGAGAGCGAGCGATGAGCGATTACGTGGAGCGCGAACTAACGCCAGCAAGATGGGGTCGGATCATCGGCATAGTTCGGGCCGAGACCGGACCCGGATTCCAGATCAGCATGGAGGAGATGCGAGTCATCCTTCGCGAGTTCGAGCCCCTGATAGCCGAACACGCCCGTCAGGAGGCGGAGGCTGAACGGGCCGAAGAACGGGATCGTCTCTACGCCGCAGATCAGAAGGCGACTCGGATGGGAGAAATGGCACGTGAGGAGCGCAGCCGAGCCGACAAAGCCGAGGCCGCCATCGACACCGCCCGTCAGGAAGAGCGGTCGAAGGTAGAGGCGGCGCTGCTGAGCGACGAGGCGGTCGAGGCGGCAGCGCGCGCTTACTTGCGATGCATCTCTGGCCTAGGAGACCGGCTTGTGCCGATGACGGAGCTAACGGCATCCAAAAGGGCTCTCTGTGCCGCCCTCCAGGCTCCTATACAGGAAGAGGGGGAGGCGGACCGGCTGAAGAGGCTGATCCTCGACCGCATGACCATCGACGAAGTTGCCGACGAGTTCAGCGAAGGAGAGGAAGGTGTGCACTCCGACTTCGTCGCTGGCATCGCCGAGGCGCTGGTCCGACATGCCTCTGAGTACATCGAAAGCGAGGACGAAGACGAGTCCACCCAGCCTATACAGGAAGAGGGGGAGGCGCCAAAGACGTTTGCGGAGCTTCGAGACCGATTCGTCGACCCGGAGAAGGAGAAGCTGCGAGCCGAAGTAAAGCGATTCAGGGACCGCTGCACCCACCCGGACACGACGTTGAACGGCGACGGGACGATGACCTGCGACCTCTGCGGTCTGACTGAGCCCGATCCCTTCGCTGCTACCCCGCCCCAGCCCATACAGGACGGCCAGTCAAGTCCGGGGGAGGCTGACGCGAGCTATCTCGTCGGTGTAACTGGTCGGGTGCAGGTTAGGGCCGAGAATGCGGCGGTTGCCGAGCAGATAGTCGCGGGCGGCGGATTCGGCCAGTGGGCCGAGAGGCCGGAAGTCCAAAGCGTTGTTCGCGACGCGCTGGAGCGGCTGGTGGAGAAGTCCGATGACTGAAGCCAGCTATCGCTATCGGTCGGACTCGCAGAGTTCAGAGGCGCTACGACCGCGCACCGTCCACCGGAACGGGGCTCGATTCATCGCCCGCACCTGGCGTGGCTGGGGGTTGGCTTCTCGGACCCGCCGAGGACTCGCGTTGATGCTCCGAGGCTCCGACTCACTGCCGATGCAGGTCTACGAAATTGAGGCCGTCGACACGGGCCTTCTTCGACCTTCCCAGCCGGATCTGATTCTGCATAGGCGACCGGAGATTACGGAGGCGGAGACCATCGACCCCGGACCGCCCGACCAGACCACTACTACCTCTAAGGAGGGGGAGCGGGATGGCTGAGCGTCAGGTCGTGATCACGCTCACGGAGACGGAGCAGCAGGCGTTTCGAGGGGAGTTCTCAGAGCCCTACGGTCGCGACATTCGTCTCGGGGTGATTGGGAAGCTGCGTGATGCCCTGGAAGAGCCTGAGGCCCGCCCTGGAGTCTTCGAAGAGGCGCTAGAAGCCATCGCCCGCGACCAACATCGGGGTCGCCAGCCGCACTGGACCGATACGCCGAACGACGAGTGGCGGCTGTTCTTGAACTCGGCGAGCCCGCAGGAGATAGCTCGTCGAGCACTCGCCGCCCGTGCCCCCACCACCTCACCAGTAGGGGAGGAGGGGACGTGAGCACGAAAGCGGCGCATCCGTTCTGGCTCGACGGTAGCTACGATCGCGAGAGCGTCGAGGCTTGCCACTACCACCCGGCGCACAACTGGATCACCCTGCGACTCGGGGACGTGCTGGAGAACCCGCGCGATCCCGACGAGCGCATGGTCATCTGCTCCGGCTGCTTCGCACCTCGGTGCGGTTACTCGACCGAAGCCGATCCCTGCATCCTCCCTCGCCATCACCGCGAACTGCACCTGAGCGCCAGCGGGGAGCTCGAGGACGCGACGACCTGGCCGGGGTCCGAGAAACCACTGCCCCCACCTGAGCTTCTATTTGCCCAGCCCTCTCCAGTACAGGGAGGGGACCCGAAATGAAGCGGCGACAGATCGGCGTGATCCTCTTCTTCGGCTCGATTGGCTTGCTGAATCTCGCGGGGATCGTGGTTGAACTGGCGCGCGTCAACGCGGACCTCATCGTCTGTTTGGTCACCGTCCCGGCCTGCTGGTTCGTTGCTCGGCTGTGCCTGCGGATTGAGGTTGAGCTTGAGGAGCGGGACGACCGTGGCTGAACATTTCCCGGAGGTCGCGACCGAACCAGCGTCGCTTGAGGGCAGCCAAGGGCAGCATCAGGCGTCGTGCGAATGTGGCTGGAAGGCTCCGCTGCGCTCCGACTGGGACCAAGCCTGCGACGACGCCGACAACCATATTGCCGCAGCCCAGCCACTACAGGGAGAGGAAGGAACGAAATGAACAGCAGCGACGAGGTAAAGCAGGACGCAGATATCGAGCGCTTGCGAGATACGGCGGATGGGGCGCGCTCCGTGGCCGATGGACACACCGAGGTCTTGGCGGACGCCGCGAACATCGAAGCTGCGGCTGACGAACTGGAGACGCTCCAAGCCCAACTGGCCGAGTGCTATCGACTGACCGGCGAGGACCCGGACGGCGCCCCGGACTCGATGCTGGCCGAACACGCCGTCGAGGCGGTCCGTGAAATGCGCACCCTCCACGACGAGCAAGGCGCTCAGGAGTTGGCGCTTCGCGAGAAGGCAGAGCAGAAGCTCAGTGCTCTACAGGAGGCGGTGGACTTCGAGGTCGGCTGCATGGAGCACTACGCCGAAGAGAAAGGCGGGATGCTCGGGAAGCTGGCTGGCGAGATGGCAGAGCCTCTTCGTGCGGCACTCGACTCATCCCGAGAGGACGGACGCAGCGATGGCTGAGCGATTGACCCAGAGCCAACGGGGCGTGATGGAGGCCATCGCGAAGATGGAAGAGCGCGGCGAAGACGGGCACAACCTCTCCGGTGACCTCTCGCGGTGGACGGGCAACTTGACGTTCACGATGCGTCAGCTAGAAAGCCGCGGGCTTATCGACGGCACCTACGACCATTACGCGATGGAAGGCGAGGAGTGGAGCTACAACCTCACGCCTCGCGGGGCCGAGTTCATCGAAGCAGCGGAGCGGATTGAAGGTGCGTCGTGAGCGAGCAGCTTCAGAAACGCTACGGCTCCCTGTCTGAGATCAAGCGCGAGTTCTTCCCGAGAGCCTGGGAGGAAGAGCAGCTAGAAGAACTCCGGCGCGCCCGCGAAGACCGTGAAGCCATGGAAGCCGAACTAGCCACCCCATCCAGCAACCAGTCCAAGGAGACCCTATGAGCATCGAACGGACCTACTACTGCGAGGGACCGGACTGCGGAGCGGAGCCGGGAGGTATTGAGGCACCGGCGCACGTTGCGACCGCTTCGCCGCCGCCTTACCTGCCACGAGGCGTTATCGAGACCCGCGAGGTCGACGACGGTGGCGAGGTTATGCACCACTTCTGCTCGTGGGATTGCTGCATGAAGTACGCGGCGAAGCAGCCCGTCGCCGAGGTAGTCCAGTGAACCCCACCCAGACCGAGACCCTAAGCCGAGTACAGGGGCACCTTGAAGGCTATGCGGACGCGCTGCTCTGGTCTGTGCCACCGGACCCGCACCGCCTTGCTCAGGCCCTCCGAGAAGACGCACAAGGCCTCTCTTCAGTGCTTAAGGAACTAGCTGGGGAGGGTGAGGAATGAGCGGGCATGTCGAAGAAGTTTTGCGTTGGATTGACCGAGGGCTGTCTGTGCAGAACACCACCGTCCAGCCTTGGCTGATTGACCTCTCCGATCCTGACTTCGCCCTCGCTGACCTAGCCGCTGCGGAAGCGAGACTCGAAAGCTTCGGGCTGTGGCACGGCCACAACGAACGCTTGACGAAACGCGGTCAGGCGTTCGCTCCGACCGGGTCCGACGCTCTCGCCCTTCTCAGCCTCGGAGTCAAACCCCAGCACCAACCAGAGACCACCAAGGGAGGAGAGCAGTGATGTACGAGTTCGTCGAGGAATCGAATCGCATTGAGGGGATTCTGCGAGCCCCGACTGAGGACGAGATAAGCGTCCACGAGTGGTTCATGCAACTGCTCGTGGTGCGGGTGCGAGACCTTGAACGCTTCGTCTGGACCGTGGCCGGTGCCGCTCTTCGAGACCGAGAGGGCCGGAATGTGCGCGTCGGATCGCACCGTCCTGAGCCTGGCGGCGAGGGCATCCGCGTAGGGCTTGAGGAAATCCTTGATCGCGCCAATGGATCGGTCGGCGCCACTCCGTGGACCCTCCACGCTGCCTACGAGACCTTGCACCCCTTCATGGACGGCAACGGTCGCTCTGGTCGCGCGCTCTGGGCCTGGATGCGGCTCCGCGAAGACCGCGACCCGTTCGCTCTCGGCTTTCTCCACTCGGCCTACTACGAAGCGCTGGACGGTTCTCACTCCACCCAGCAGACCCCAACCAATACAAGGGAGCAGAAGCAGTGAAGCTGAGCAAGAAGACTAGGAAGCGCCTGTACGAGGCTGGGACCGAAGTCATCAAGATCAGCTGGCCCGCGAGCGCGCCGGAGCCGTGGAAAGGCCGGCGCTATCCGGTCTATTCGAAGGACGGACGCCTTAGCTTCCACGTGCGCGTCGAATGGCACTCCAAGCGCGCTGCCAAGGTTCAGAAGGCCAAGGTCCGCATCGACAACGACTCCAGCAGGCCCATGATCGGCATCTCAGGCGTTCGTAGAGACGACGGGAGCTATGAGTCCGAGCCGGAACGCGTCCACAAACTCTACGAGGACAGGATGGCTCTGGAAGCGAGCGCGCCGAACGCTTGCGTCGTAGCTGAACACGTGCGGCAGGCGAAGCTGGAGAGCCGAGAAAGCTCTACGGCGAGCACTCCCCGCAGCCAGCGCACCAAGGAACGTCACTCTCGCGCCCTCTCGCGAACTTTGGTGTCCGGATGATGCCTCTATCCTTGCTTCGGTTCCCCGCCCGACCCGCCAGATACGGCGCTGGATTAGCTATCGGAACCGGTCGCGGCGTGTCTTCTTTCGAGCCGCTAGACCCGTGGGAGAGAGCATGAGCGAGCGTTGGATGGAACCTCCAGTCGAGCCCGACTACCTCGGCAAAGGGGCGGAAAAGGAGCGTTTGGCCGCCGCGCTCGCAGAAGCTCGGAACGCCTACGACGTGGCTTCGGAGCAGGTAAAGGCGCTTGAAGCTGCGTGGGAGGAAAGGTATCCCGATGACCCACCCAGATAAGCCCAAGGGAGAGAAGCTTTCGCAGAGTCAGAAGCGGCGGCGAGACCTCGCGGCCCGCGATGGTGCGTTCTGCCAGGAGTGTGGCGCGACCGAGGATCTGACGCTCGGGCACATCATTCCCCGGAGCAAAGGCGGTCGGTACAGCTTGGACAACCTGCGCCTCCTCTGCGGCCCTTGCAACCAGGCCGAGGGCGACAAAAGCCCTGATTCCGCGACCGAGAGGTAAAGCGCTACAGATGAGCGAATGGCTTGAGCAGCGAGGATTCGAGAGCTTCTGGCACGTCGAACGCAGTGGCCAAGCGCTCCACGTCTGGGCTGGCCCTTTCGGCGTTCACGTCTGGCGCCGCCGCGATCACAAAGGCCGCCGTCGCCCTGTCACCTTCGAGATCAGCTTCTAACCGACGTCTCCCGCACCCACTACCCCGCAGACAAAGAACCAATGACCAAGAGAATCAACAAGCGCTATAGCGAGGCAGAGAATGTCTGAGGAACAGCTAGCGCAGCGCGTCAAAACCGAGCGCGGCAGGACGATCAGGCATTCCCAGGACGAAGTGGATCTCGCCCTTTCCCTGCTGGCGACGAATGGCGGCTCCTACAAACCGACCGTGGAAGCCCTGGAGGAAGAGGGAATCACCGATATCCCCCGCGAGAAGCTCCGCAATTGGCGCGACAACGCATTCCCTCGCCGTTACACCCAACTGCGCCGAGAATTGGGCCGAGATGTAGGAGAGAACGTCGCCGGCCGAGCCCTCGAGCGCGCTATGCAGGCCGACGAGGCAACGCAAGCTTACGTCGAAGAAGCGCTTGCCAAGGTCGGCAGTGTCTCTCCCGCCCATCTAGCCAAGAACGCCGCATCGCTCGCCGACGTGATGAGCAAAAACGTCCAGATCTCCCAGCTGCTCCGGGATCGCCCGACGGAGATCAAAGAAGTCCGCACCGTGGATGTCTTGGTCAAGAACTTGGAACAGCTCGGAGTCGTCAAGAAAGAGCCTGCAATCACCGTCGAGGTAGAGAGCGAGGAAGACGTTGCCAGCTAAGTACGAGGTCTTTGAGGACAAGGCTGGCGAATGGCGCTGGCACCTCCTAGCAGCCAATGGAGAGCCCGTCGCGGCCTCAGAGTCCTATGCGACTCCAGAGGACGCCGAGCGTGGCTCCGTGGACGCTCACGTAGCTGCACTCGGGGCCGCAAGGCCTCGGATCGTCCGCAAGACGAAGGTAGCCCGCAAGGCGAAGATCAAGGCCGTGGTGAAGAAGCGCGATGCCTGAGACCGCAACCGAGAACTCAGCCCGCATTCGAGAGGCACTTGAACGGGCAATTGTCTGGGCAGACGTAGAGACCGACCATCTGAGCGATCACGACTTCAAGCGCCGAGACGAAGACCTGGCGCTGGGCCTCGGCGTTCTGCACAAGTGGCGCGAGGAGGAAGCATGAAGAGCTTCGTCGTCCTGAAGCATGAATTGGCGCAGGGTTCTTGGCGAGAGATTGCGTGTGCCAACGCCGACACGCCCGGCGAGGCTTTCCGCACGGTCGTCTTGCGCCCTGGAGAGCAACCGCGGCCTGATGTCTGGGGCGAGTACCGAGTGCTACCGCTGGACGACGGTGCGGACCTCGCGGTCCGGATGCACCTCCGCGACCTGGACGCTCCACCCAGCAAGCCTTAGATGCCTTCTCAGACCGCCGTTATCCCTGAGAAAGCCCCAATACAGCGCCTAGAACACGTAGGACGCCTTCAGTTCGAGCTAGAGCAATACGTCCAGCGCTGCTCAGAGGGCGGCTATGAGCCCAGCATCAGGGACCTAGAGACGCTGTTAGACGTAGCGGGCAAGCAGCGTCATTAGGTAGCGCAGCTCGCCCGGCTGGCTGGATGTCAGGGTGCCCACGTCAGTGCCTGACATCACCACATAACGCACGCATCAAACGCTGTGACCGCCAGCTAGACGGGCTCGTGGTCATTCAGTCTCAATGACTAGCTGCATATGGCTTGCTAGAGCGGTGTACACACGCTGTATGTCTGCGTAGCTGTCTCTGACCCGAACGAATGCCGAACAGAACGGCGAGTCAGAGAAGGCCAGGGGGTGGCGGGAAACGCGGGCATTTGCGCGCGGAGTCCCTAGATATTTACCCCCAGCTCTCCGTCCTCCCAGTGCCTATACACGAAAAGGCACCCCCTCTTTCAGAAGACCCCCCCGGTCTAATCCGAATGGAGTCCCTTGTTTCAGATCGACACGGAGGCCCTTAAGCGGCTCCCTGCGGCAAAGAGAGAGCAGGCTGAACAGGCGCTTCAGGAGTTGGAGTACAAGCGCCAGAACGACCCTCTTGCGTTCTATGAACCGCACGAGAAGCAGCGGGCCTTCCATTCCTTCACCGCCCAGACGAAATGCTTCTTCGGAGGCAACCAGTCGGGGAAGACCACGGGGGGCCTCGCCGATGACGTGATCCAGGCGGTCGATGAATCGGCACTCCCCGATCACCTGAAGCCCTTCAAGAAGTTCCAGCCTCCGTTCCTCTGTCGGATCATGGCCGAGTCCTTTCCGGTCCTCGAGAACACCCTGATTGAGAAGCTCCAACAGCTGCTCCCCCTAGATCAACTTGTCGGGGGCTCTTGGAGATCGGCCTACGAAAAGGACCTGCGGGTTCTGCACTTCGAGAACGGGTCGAAGTTCTTCTTCCAAACCTACGAGATGGACGTCGCGAAGATGGGCGGCGCGACCTTGGACCGGGTTCACTTCGACGAGGAGCCGCCCTGGCGGGCCTATAACGAGAACCGGATGCGGGTCATTGCTCGCAAGGGCGACTTGCTCTTCACGATGACCCCTGTTCAGGGACTCACCTGGACCTACGACATGCTCTGGAAGCAGCGCGGGGATCAGGTTCGCAAGGACGTCTTTCAGTCCAAAGACCTCGAGGTTGTGACGGTCGATATGGCTGACAACCCCGCCCTCGGTCCGAAAGAGATCGAGATGGCTCTTCTGGGGCTCTCCCAAGAGGAGCGCGCAGCGAGGAAAGAGGGGCGCTTCATTGCTCTCCACGGCCTGATCTACGCGGACTTCACGCGCGAGCGGCATGTCGTTCCTCAGCGGCCGATCCCCGAGAACGTCAACATCGTCGTCGGCATCGACCCGGGAATCCGTAACCGCTGTGCGGTGGTCTGGATCTACCTCACCCCCGACGATCAGATGGTGGTCTTCGAAGAGGGGGCCTATGAAGGGATGACGGTCCGCCAGGTCTGCGAGCAGATCCATAAAGTCAACGCCCGCTATGACGTATCGCCCCTCTACTACGTCATCGACCCGGCGGCGCAGAACCGCGCTCACCAGACCGGCCGTTCAGACCAGATGGAGTACGCCGACAACGGAATCGTGACGATCGCCGGCCAGCACTCCGTCACCGCCGGCATCAACCGGGTCCGCGAGCGCTTCCAGAAAGAGCGGCTGTTCATCCAGAACAACTGCACGTCCTTGGTCGACGAGCTTCAGAAGTACCGCTGGAAGCAACCCCCGAGGACTGGAGAGGACGGCAAGCAGGCGCCGGTCAAGAAGGACGACCACGCCGTTGACGCACTCAGGTACGCGGTGATGAGCCGTCCCTACCTCCCCGGACAGCAAACCTCCCGCAACGAGACCTCGCTTCAGCGGGTGATGCGAGAAGACCAAGAGCGCTTCGCCTCGCCTGAGATCGAAAACATTGGCCAATTCGGCGGCATCGCCGCCTGAGAGAGGAACGACATGGCGAACATCAACACGCCAATTTCCGCGGCGGAAACCAAAGCCCAGATGGAAAACGCCGCACTCAACCCCGAAACGGTCGTGGGCGGGACCGAAGGCTCGACGGCTGGAGACCTGACCGTCTGCATCAACCTGACCTTCGCGCCCGGGCAGACCTTCAAACCCAAAGAACTCTACGAAGCCCTGGACGCCAAATTTGGCACGGTGGCCTCCCTGAATTCGACGGTCTCCCACGGCTCCTACGACTTCCTGATCTCGGTATGACCAAGATCGCCGACCCCCAGCCTCCTTATTGCGCTTCGTGCTTCAACAAGCCGGAGGGCCGCTGCGTGGACTTCGAGGCCGCCTACGACGGTCCCGTGATCCCTGGGGCGGTCGCTACGCCGGTCGATGACCTGATCATCTGCGAAGACTGCCTCAAGGAGGCCTTCGACGTCCTCGACCCCCAGAACCTCAAGGACACGATCGCCGAACTCGCGCAGCTGCTGCTCGACGCCGACAAAGAGATCGCCGCTAAGGACAAGGCGATTCGGGGCTACCAGTTCACCACCACTGAGCTAATTGAGCATCCGGTCGCTTCCTTCAAGGGCAAACCTCGCCTTGAAGGCGTCCCGCCGGAGATCCGCAAGCAAATCACCAAGAACCTCTACGCGCGCCGCGGCACTTCCTCGGCGCCAAAGAAACCGAGCAACAGGAAGGTGACGGCATGACGAATCTTCAGAACGGACGAAAAACCGTCACGACGGCTGGCACCGCAGTCCAGTTGGGTGCATCGACCGGAGCCGAATCCGTCGCGATCACCGCGCTCAGCACGAACACCGGCGTCATCTGCGTCGGTGGGAGTGGAGTCAAGGCCGCCACCTCCGAACGTACGGGAATCGCCCTGAGTGCCGGACAGTCTGCGTCAGTCCCTACCGACGACGTGGGGGACATCTACCTCGATGCAACGGTCAATGGCGAGGGCGTTTCCTGGCTCGCGGCGACGGAGGCCTGACATGCCTGAATTCTCCTTCTCGGCTCCTCCGGCTCCAGAAACCGGCGCTTGGACGCCAACCGATATGGGTCTGCTCGCATGGTCCTACGACCCGGCGACGACGAATCAGGTTTTCCAGCCAACGGCGGGCGTTCAGCACTACACCCGGATCAAAGTGGGCAAGGCGCTGACGATCTCCAACGTGAAGCTCCAGATAGCGGTGGCAAGCTCAAGCGAGGACGCCAACTGCTTCGTCTCCGTTTACAGCATCGGCGGGACCCGGCTTGGAGTCTCGGCCGATCAAAGCGTGGGCTTCAGGAGCGCTGGGGAAAAGACGGTCGCAATCACCGTCGATAGCGAAAAAAGCCTGTCGATCGCGGAACGCTCCGAATTCTGGGTAGGCCTCTTGATGGGTACGCAGGGCACGACGCCGGGAAAATTCGGATGCGGCGCGTCAAGCGGTGTTTCGGCAAACCTCGGCACCAGCGGCGCCACGCTGCGATCGGGTTCGGCCGGCTCGGGCCTCACCGCTGCTCCGGCCTCCTTTACTCCAAGCTCTCTCGCGGCCGTGCAGGGTCCGATCCTCTACGGGATCACCTGAGTCGATGACGATCACCTTCTCCTCGAGCCAGGCGTCGGCCGGGTTCTACGATCTCCGCAACTGGGTCGGGCGAACTTCCTCAACCGCAGACAGGGGCGCGAAGGTCAACAAAGCTCTGACCTCGGTCTGGGAAGACGGTGGAGGCCGAGTTGTCGTCCCGCCGTGGATGGTTGCAACGGCCGAACCGGTGCTGCTGAAGACCGGCGTGACGCTTGCGGGGCACGGACCGCAGGTATCGGGCTTGAAGCTGGGAGCCAACAGCAATTGCTCGGTGCTTTCCGTCGCCCAATACGGCGAAGGGGGACAAGACGACTATGCCGCCCGCGATCTGTCGATAGACGGCAACAAGGCGAATAATTCTTCGGGCGAAGCCGGGGTGAAGCTGGACGGTCGCCGCCTGTATATGAGCAACTTCTGCATCCATGACTGCAACACGGATGGCTTGAACCTCCAGCAGACTGCTTCTGATCTATCCGCCGCGGCCGGTGGGTCGGATTCGATGTTCGACACCTTCCGCATCTGGAATTGCGGGAACAACGGGCTGGTCAACAACATCCACGACGCCCACTTCACGAACGGCTTTTGCATCGCGAATGCCACGACCAACTTTCTCGTTGGCTCGAGCGGCGCGGCGACGGTCATCTACGGCGTCCATACTTGGGGAACCTCTACCTATGGTTTCCGCTTCGACGCCTCCTACGATGCGATGAACTGCGAGGCGGAGGGCGCGTCGTCTGCGCAGGTCTTCATCAACGCGGATGGCGGCCGATGGACTGGGGGGCGCGCTTTCGTGGCTACCACGCCGGTCAACGTCCCGGGTTTCGAGTGGAACACGTCAAAGGGGTTCAACACCACGATCCAAGGTGTGTTCATGAAGGGCGGCGGGACGGCCGGGGGGCTCAGGTTCACGGGCTCGGGTTCTGGTTCAACCGTCTCCGGGTTCTACGAAGAATCCAGCGCCAACCCACTCTATACCGGCACCCCTGGGGGGAGCGTCGATCTCTCGCGCCTACGGCGACTGGGAAGCGCCACGCTCCCGTTTCGGTCGGTGGCTTCGGCGGCCACGCTGGCAGTTACCGCCGAAGCAGTGGTGGAAGTCACCGGCACTACCGAAATCAAAAAAATCACGGTGCCGGCGAACTACCCCCCGGTGGTCGCTTTGAAGTTTGCCTCGACCCCAAAAGTGGTTGATGGCGAAAACCTGAAACTGAAAGAAAACTTCGAACCCACGGCAGAAGACACGCTGACCCTTGCCTGTGACGGGACGAACTACTACGAGGTTGCGAGGAGCGCGAACTAAATGCCGATCAGCCAAGGAAAAGTCACCCTCTCCTCCACTCAGCCCGCAAAGGTGGCCGGGGCAATCGCCTGTAAGTCCTTCGCACTCTCGGCCGCTTCGAACAATTCGGCGGCGATCACGGTCGCGGGCTCTGAAGGCTCGACGACCGGGTTTCCCCTCGAACCGGGCGAAAGTGTCTCGCTGTCTGAAGCCGGTGGCCTGGAGGACCTGTTCCTGCGGGGGACCAGTGGCGACGTTCTCTACTGGCTGGCTTCCGCATGATCGCGCTGGCTCTCGTCTGCGCGGCGCTGATCGGCCTCGTCATCTACCTGCTTCGTCACCAGAACTTCGAGCGGGCGGAATGGTCGCGGGAGCGCCAGTTGCTCATCACCCGCATCCAACACCCGGAGTACGTCGTCGCGACGCCAGATACACCGACGCGCCCCAACTCCGATTTCTTCACGTCTGAACCCGACGACCTCGACCTCGTAGGAGCGGTGGTGCTCGATGGCAACGATGACTGACTCAGCGGGTCAGCGCGCCGTCGCCAAGCTCAAGGGAGGCGACTCGACCGTCGCCGACCTCAAAGAGGAGTTCCGCAAATTCAAGGAGGCCCGCGCTCCATTCGAGCCCGACTGGTACCTGAACTCGGCCTTCTACGTCGGTCAACAGTGGCTCTACTGGAATCAGAACCGTCTTGATCGACCGAACCTCGCCAAGTGGCGTGAGACCGAAGTCGACAACCGCATCCTGCCAATCGTGTCCGCGCGCGTGGCCCGCAAGGTCAAGAACCGCCCGACCTTCGTAGCAACCCCGTTCACCGGCTCGGAGTCCGACATGGACGCCGCCAAGATCACCGAAAAGCAGATGGAGTTCGACTGGGTCTACCTCGCCCTCCAGCAGAAGCTCTACCAGGCTGAGCTTTTCGCGGACATCGTCTGTGCCGGGTTCTGGAAGCTCTACTGGGACTCGACGGTTGGCGAATCAACCGAAGTCGTCGTTGACGCCCAAGGGCAGCCAGTCCAACTGCAGGGGCGAATCCTCAAGGCAGATGAAATCGGCGAAGAAGGCTTGCCGGAAGGAATGAGCGTCAAGAAGATCGCCCTCGGCGATCCAGCCGTGGACGTGGTCTCGCCCTTCCACTTCTACCCCGACCCCCTCGCCACTTCGATGGAGGAGCTGGAGAAAGCCTACGAGTCGAAGGTGCGCTCCCCCGACTACATCAAGCAGCGCTACGGCAAAGAACTCGAGCCCGACACCGAAGCTCACTCAGGTCCGGTCGAGTCGCGGATGTTCTCCTCCCTTCTGGCTGGGACGCAGAGCAACTACAAGGGCGTGCAGGTCCATGAGTTCTGGGCCAACCCGTCGTCTACCTATCCGCAGGGCAAGCGCGTCGTCTGGGCCCAGGACAAAATCCTGACCGAGGAAGACAACCCGATCGACACGATGCCCTACGTGATGTTCTCGGGCGTCAAGGTTCCGAACCGCTTCTGGCCGACCGCGATCACGACCCAGCTTCGAGGCCCGCAGATCGGCCTCAACAAAGTCAAGTCCCAGATCCAGGAGAACGCCAACCGGATCGGCAACCCCGCCCTGATGAAGTCCCGCCAGGCCAACGTCCACTACTCGGGCGTCCCTGGCGAGGAAATCCTTTACGACTCGACGGTCACCGACGCCGTGCCGCAATACCTCGCGCCCCCCGAAGTCCCTCAGTACGTGCGCGAACGCGAACAGCGCTACGTCGATTCGATGACGGAGATCTCAGGCCTCCATGAGGTCTCCAACGCAAACGTCCCGGCGGGCATCACCGCCGCCTCGGCTATCAACCTCCTACAAGAGGCCGACGACACGCGGATAGGCCCTGAGATTCAGGACCTTGAGTTCTCTCTTGGGGTCGCCGGGACCAAGCTTGCCCGACTGCGGGCGAAATTCACCACCGACGAGCGCCTTTTGCGGATCGCCGGCGAGGACGAACAGTGGGACATCCTTGCCTTCCGGGGCACGATGATGGGCAAAGAGCCCACCGTCGAGTGTCAGGCGGGCTCGGCGATGCCCCGCTCCAAGGCCGCCAAGCAGGCCGGGATGCTGGAGATCCTCCAGACGATGATGCAGTACGGCCTTGTCCCCGACTCGCGCGATCTGCGCAAGTTCTTCAAGGACTATGAAGTCGGGGGAATCGACAAGCTCTACGCGGGTCTCTCGGCGACCGAGCAGCAGATCCAGCGCGAGAACCGCCTATTGGCGCAGGGTCAGGCGGTGAACGTCAACGCCTTCGACGAAGACAAAGAACACGTCGATGGCCACGAGGAATTCCAGCGGACCTCTCGCTATGGCCAGCTTCCAGAAGAAGCGAAACAGATCTTCGAAATGCACGTCAACGCGCACCGCGAACGGATGAAACAGCAGGTTGACATGCAACTCGAAGCTCAGATGCAATCCCAGCAGGCCCAGGTCGGCCAGGAACATCAGCTTCAGCTAGGCCAGGAATCCCACAAAGCCGCGCTGGGTGTGGCCGCCGAACACGCCGCCCCCAAACCTCCTGCCCCCCGTGGCTGACCCGGTGGCGATCAAAGCAGCGATGCAGGCGCTGATGAAAGAAACGCCGAAAAGCCGAACTCAGGCCACGTTCCTCCCAACCTTCACATCACCGAAGACCTGCACAAGAGCTGCGGGACCTGCGTCCACTTCCAGCACAACATGTGCTCGCTCTACGACTACCGAGTTGAACCCAACGAAACGTGCGACTCATGGTCGCCGCTACCCGAATAAGGAGCCACGATGACCGCTACGAAAGAGAAGAAAGCCGAGCCCAAAAAGGCTACGACCGCAACCTCGACCACCAAGGCCGCCGACAAGCCAAAGGCCGTCGAGGAGCACAAGAAGGCTCCCGCGTCTCCGGTCTCGAGTCCGGTCCCTCCGGGTCTCAATGACCGCCGCGAGGATGGCGCTCCGGTTCTCGGCCACTTCGTCGAAATCACCAAAGGCGACGACAAGGGATTCTTCGGGGTCTTCGTCGAAGCCGAAGGCGAGAATGCCGTCGTGCGCTCGCGCTCGGATGCCGGGGTCCGCAAGGTCGCCCCAATCGCCGATCTCGTCGCCTCGGACGTCAATCGTCGATGAGCGAAGGCGCAGAGGTCCAGCGGCTCCTCCAGGCTGTTCAACACTTCCAGAACCGCTCCCGAGGGGCCGAGCTACCCAAAGGTGCCGCCGAGGCCATCGAAGGGCTCCAGAAAGCCCTAGGCCAACCTGCTCCGGGGCGTGACACCCCCGGCGCCCGCGAGGCGCTCAAGCAGGCTCCGGGCAACGCTCCCGAAACCGGGACCGGCACCCCTATGAAAAGCGCAGCGGTCGGCAACGACCGTCCCTCGCCAGGTCAGCGCGAGGCGCAGGACATCCAGGCGCGCATCGCAGCAGCCGCGGCAGAGATCGCCGGCGGCTCCCAGCAAGCCGCCTAAACGGACTTACCACTCACCCCGTCCGAGTTCGACGGGTCCATACGAACGACCAGGGACCGCCATTAGCGGGGCCAGGGCCGGAGGCATCCGGTACAGCCGAGCTAGGGACAAGGTCACAGTCGGAAAGGAGTACCCAATGGCTGACGACGTACAGCCCGCCGATACCGGCGAGAGCCAGGGCGCCGCAACCACCGACTCGGGGTTATACGACCTCGACTCAGTCGCACCCGAGGTTCGGGAGATTCTCGAGCCTCACCTCAAAGCAATTGAGGGCAACGCAACCCGCAAGTTCCAGGAGGCCGCCGAGTTCCGCAAGGGCTGGGCGCCTTACGAAGAGGCCGGGATCAAAGACGTTCCCCCGGAGACTCTTCAGGAGCTTCTCGCGTTCGCGCAGTTGGCGAACGACCCGAACAAAGCCGACCAGTTCAACCAGTGGTTGACGCAGACGGCGGAAGCTCGGGGCCTATCTCTCGGTTCCCCGGTCGAAGATGACCTGGGCCTGGATGACGTGGACGACCTGTCCCCCGACAAAATCCAGGAACTCATCGCCGAGCAGGTAGCCGAGAAAGTCGGTCCCATCCAGGAGCGCTTCCAAAAACAGGAGCAGGAACGCCTGGAGCAGGAGGCAAACCAGGAGATCTCAACGCAGCTCGAGCAGATCAGGAAAGACAACCCTGACCTCCCCGAGGGTGCCGAGAACGCCATCGTGCGCCTGGCCTACTCCTACGCGGATGAGGACAAAGACCCAATCGGCAAAGGGTTCGAGGAGTACAAGGAGCTAATCGGAGCAGGCGAGAAAGGCCTGTTTGCGAAAAAGGCCGAACAGCCACAGACCCCAGAGGGTCCAGGGGCTGCCGCGACCGCGCCCGACAAATTGTCAAGCGATTGGAACGATCCGACCCGTCGAGCCATCGCGCTCGAGAGGTTGAAAAAAGCCAACGCGTAGTCCCGCGACTGAGGAAGTCCTTGTCCACCTAGCACCCCTAGGAGATTCCTCAAATGGCAACGCAGACCCTTGCTGCCGCCGACGCGATCCTCAAGGACCTCTACGTAGGTCCCGTCGTCGAGCAGCTGAACCAGAAGACGTACCTGATCGACCAGATCGAGCGCGACTCGACTTCGATTGACCACACCGGCCGCAGGGCCATCATCCCGATCCACACCGGCCGCAACCGCGGACGCGGTGGGCGAGGCGACGCCGGGACCATCCCGGTCGCAGGTCAGCAGACCTGGCAGGACGCCATCGTCAAGATGACCTACCAGTACATCTCCATCGAGGTCTCAGACGCAGTTATCGAGGCATCGACGAGCAACGAGGGCGCATTCCTCAACATTCTCGACGCCGAAACCAAAGGCGCCGCGAATGATTTCCGCAAGGACATGAATCGCCAGCTCTACGGAACGGGCGACGGTCTCCTGGCCACCCTCACGGCGGAAACCACGGCCGGTACCACGCTGGCCCTGGACTCCGTCCAGTACATCCAGGTCGGCGATCCGGTCGACGTGGTCGTGAAGTCCTCGGGCGCCACCAGCACCGGCGCTCTGGCCACCACGGTCACGGCAAGGACCCCTGCCGAAAAGAAAATCACCATCGCGGCGACGGTCACGGCCGGAACCACGTTCGGTGTCTACATCGCGGGCGATCGTTCCAACGAGGTCAACGGCCTCAGGAACATCATCGCCAAAAACCGGACCCTGCACGAAATCAACTCGGAAACCGCAGGCAACGGCTTCTGGAATGGCAACATTCGCGAAGCCGGTACCTCGGAATCCTCAACGGCAGTTGCCGGAGAGTCGATCTTCGAGCAGTTGATCGATGACGTCGGTTTCTCGGGCAACGGTGAGGTAGAGGTCATCCTGACCTCTCGCGGCATCCGTCGCCGTCTCGCGGACACCTACCAGTCCCAGAAGCGGTTCAACGACGCTCAGGCGGTCAATATCCACGGTGGCTACAGCGCCATCATGGTCAACGAGGTGCCCGTCATCGCCGATGACGACGCTCCCCGTGGCTGGGCGTTCGGCCTCAACAGAGAGTCCTTCCGACTCTTCCAGCAGGCCTCGCCGCAGTGGATGACCGCTCCCCAGGGTGGAGGCAGCATCTTCCGCCTGAAGGACGGCACGACTGCCGGGACCAGCGTCGCGGTCTGGCAGGCGAACATGAAGTGGTATTTCAACCTCGGCAACGTCGCTCCGAACCGCAACGGCGCGATCAAATTTATTACCGACGATCTCCCGAGCTGAGACGGGAGATAGGGCACGAGGGGCCGCGTCTTCGGGCGCGGCCCCGTCGCCCTGGAAAGGCCTCATGGAGATACGCCCAGCTTCGCTTGCCCAGATCCAGAAGGGCCGCGATGGTCAGATGCTCGAAATCGACGACGACGTGCAGGGGGTCGCCAACGCCCTCAACCTGATCGACCACCACATTGCGCTGCGCTTCTCAGAGGTCGGCAACTACTTCGTGGCCTACTGGAAGCCGGACGGCTGGGAGGACGGCTCGGGCTACGTCATCACCACCGCTCAGGACCTCGACCATCGCATTGTCAAGCGGGTCGAAGACATCTACGCCAAGTGCAAGCAGCCGGGCTATTCCTTCAGCGATGAGTTGGAGAAGAACGAAGCGATTGCCAAAGCCGAGCAGGAGCACGAAGCCGTCGAGAAGAACGGCCCGATGCTCGAACAGCTTGCCCACGCGATGCGCAAGGACTTGGGCCATGACAAGCGGCGCGCCTTCATCCCCGAGAAGGCCGCATGACGCTGGCCGGCCGTTCCTTTAAGGCGCTCCAAGACGAGGTCCTGACCTTCCAGTTCTCGGAAACCAAGTACCGACCCCTGGTCAAGACGTGGCTGAACGACGCCCAGCGCAAGTTCGCCATCTCCTCCGAAATCAGGACGCAGGTGGCGGAATCGTCGATTACGACCGTGGCCGCCGATGCGAGCTACGCGCTGCCTGAAAACTACGCTCGCTTCGTCGACCTCTACCGGAGCGATAGCCACGAACTCCTGACCCCATATGACCTGCGCGATTTCGACACCCTCCCGGCGTCCTCAGGCGCCCCTTACGGATACTCGGTGCGCGGCGGGGAACTCTTCCTCTATCCGACCCCCGACAACGTCTACAGCTTCACGTTGCGCTATCGCAAGCTCCCGGCCGACATGGTCAATGACACGGATATCTCTGAAATCCCGGTCCAGTATCAAGAGCTTCTCGTCTCCTACGCGATGTGGAAAGCGTTCCTGCGCGAGGACGACTTCCAGGCCGCGCAGACCTGGGAAGCGATCTGGGAAAAAGGGCTGCTCAAAGCACGCGGCGAGGTTCAGGCAGATTCCTTCGATGGGCCTCGTCAGGTCGGTGGGACGTGGTCAGACCCGCATGGCTCTCTCGGCCTGAACGTCTGGAGGTAGGGAATGCGGGGATTCCCGATCACCTACAGCGACTTCAGCGGCGGTCTGAACAACCAGAGCGGCCCCTATCTGCTTCAGGGTAATCAGGCCCGCGACTGCCTCAACGTCCACACCTCGGCCACGGGGGACATCGAGAAGCGCAACGGCTTCGTCACGGTCTCCGGTGCGACGCTCACCGGCTCGCCCATCAACGCCACCGGCGTCCACACGCTCTTCCCGGTGAACACGGCGACCAAGAGCCTGATCGGGGTAGCGACCACCGCGACCACGGACACGATCTTCAAGATGACCACGGCCGGGGTCGCAAGCTCCCTCAAGACGGGCCTGACCGCGAACACCCGCTGGTACTGGGCCCAGGGCGACGTGGCGACGGGAGGCACCGGACCGATCTACGGGTTGAACGGCGTCGACACGCCGCAGAAGTGGAACGGCTCGGCGGCCGCGACGGAAAACTGGGTCGCGACCGCAGGCACGGTGCCTAAAGAAGCCAAGTACCTGACCTACTTCTCCTCTCGCCTTTGGTGCGCTGAAGGCTCTCGGGTCCGCTATTCGGGGATCACTGGCTCGACCCCGGACCTCTCCAACTGGGAAGCCGAAAACTACGTCGACCTCGAGCCCACCGATGGCCAGACGATCACCGGGATCGGGATCATCGGCTCCTACCTGCTGGTCTTCAAGAGCCGAAAGACCTACGTCATCTACGACCCGAACACGGCGGCCAACCGGCAGATCTCCAACGAAATCGGCTGCGTCGCTCACCGCTCGATAGTCCAGACGCCGCTAGGCGTTTTCTTCCTCTCCGAGGACCAAGGCGTCTGCAAGACCGATGGCAAGGGCGTGACGCCGTTCTCAGATTCGATCAAGCCCACGACTGACGCGGTTGCCAACAGCCCCGCCACGGCCAAGCTCGCCGCCGGGACGATGATCGGGCGCCGCTACTACCTCTCGGTCTCGACGCTCGGCGTCAAGAACGACCACGTCCTTGAGTACGACATGATCGCCGGCTCTTGGTGGCCCCACGACTGCGCGACCAACGAGTTCGCCCTGCTCGACCCAGGAGGAACCCCAACCCTCTACTCGGCTGACTCGAAGGCGACGCGGGTCTCTCAGGCCTTCGCCTCTGAAGTCTTCCAGGACAACGGCTCCAACTACGCCGGGAAGAGCTACTACATCACCCCCTATTACGCTTGGGGCAACTCGGGCTCTCTGCGCTATATGCGCTACGTCGACCCTCACAAAGTCAAGCGCGTGAGGGAAGTGCGGATCGACGGGGTCGGCAACTGGGAAGCCTACGTGGCGACCGACTTCACCGACGAATGGGGGCTGATGGACGGTGAAGTCTGGGACCAGTCAAACGAAGGGCGCGGCCTCTTCATGGAAGAGACGACGGGCCAGTTCGAAAAAGCCAGGACCGGCACCTTCATGGAAGCCAACCTCGCCACGGTCGATCGCCACTACCCGACCCCCGCTCTCGGGCGCGCGGTGAGCTTCCGCTTCTACAACGACGACTCGCACAACTTCCGCATCTACTCCGAGACCGTGAACATCCAAATGAGGGAAAACTAGATATGGCCCTGAGCTTTGAAAACCCCGAACCCGGCGAAGCCCTCGCCTCTTCTGACGGCAAAATCAGGACCGCCTTGGTTCGAATCAAGGAAGCGGTTGTCGGGCTGGAAGGCGCAGCGCCCTCCAAGGTCACGACCTACCCGGCCAAAGTTATTGCGGCAGAACACACGCGGGAAAACACGGCCTTCGGGACGATGAGCGAAGCGGATGAAATCCCAGGGATCGTTGTCCCGGCGGGAGGGACTGTCAGGTTCTCCTATCTCGCTCTTGTAAAAGCTTCGGCCTCGGCGGGCACTCTCGGCTTCTTCCTGAATAGCTCGGGCGTTCCGCCTCTCAATTCACTTGAACCGTTGATCGGATGGACGAACTTTCGCGCGCTCGTCACGATCCCCGGTAACAGCAGCTTGGTCACTTCAACCACGACTGAAGTGACGAGCCTCTCCGGATTCATAATCGGGGGAGGCGCGATTGACGCCGTGAACATCCCGGCTGGCACCTACAACCTGAGCGTGAAATTCAAGGCCAGTTCAGGGTCGGTCACTGTCAAGGAACGGACCTTAAAGGCAGAGGTTCACAGCTACAGCTAGGCGAGCCAGTAGATCACGGTGAGCGGCTGGGGGCTCACGTAGTGGATGACCACCGGCTTTGGCCCGCAGGCAGAAAACGTCAACGCGATGCCTTTCGTAAATAGCTCGTAGCTGCACGTGCTGACCAGCTTTCCTCGCCCGTCAATCTCGACGCCTGATTGGTAGATGGCGAGGTTGAGTGCCCCGGTCTTCGGCAGCGGGGCCGGGGACCTCCACGTTCCTGCCTGCAAGTTGGCGGGAAGCCGGACGCGGTGATGGGGCGTCTGTCCCTGCGCCGTCCCCGCCAGCAACCCACCAAGAACAACCCCGATCACTAAGACCCGTCTAACCACGGAGAGGAGCGTAACGAGTTGCCGACCCCAAATCCACCTGCTCTCCCTGCGGAACTGACGCGCCCCGATGCGCAGATGATTGTGGACGCCCTCAACCTGCGGCTGCATGGAGCCGAACAGGAAAACGAATCGGGGTTTCTAAAGCTCGCCATCGCGGGCACCCACAAGGTCGCCTGGGGACCCGCGACGCTCACCTACACCGCTAGCAACGTGAGCGCCACCAAAGAAATCACCCACGGGCTAGGAGCAACGCCGACCGTCGTCTTTCCGGTGGCCGAATCTTTCAACGCCGACCACAACGTCACCCCTTCGACGCCCGGCTCGACGAAATTCTCATTGGTCTCCAGAACCGTCAGCGGCTCTTCGATCAGCGCGACCATCAACGTCTTCTGGGTGGCGATTGCCTGATGGCTATCGGGCTCGGACAGTCAACCCCTCGCCTCGGGATTCCGAAGGTCAACCAGAACCCGAAGCCCCCGACGATGAAAGCCGCGCTCGGTAATCGCATCGTCGCCCCGCAGAGAGGAGCCAAGGCCAAGGCGTTTGGGACTGCCATCCGGGCCGCCGCCCCCAAATCGACTGCAACCGGTCCCTCGGCGGCTCTCCAACAGGCCGCCGCTGGAATCGCCAGCACCAACTTCTCAGGCGTCACGGGCTCGACGTCGGCAGCAGCAGCCGAAACGCCGGCGGCTCCCGCTCCGGTCAATACCAACCCCTTCGCGATCCCGACCTACACGCCGACCAATGGTCAGCCCGACCCGAGGGACGCCGAATACTGGGCCAACCTCTCCAAGCTCGCCTTCAACGACCAGACCGAATACTCCAAAGACCTGCAAGAACAGACGGTTGCGGACTCGTCCTATAGCTCCGCTCTCCAGCAGGCCATTCAGGGCCGCAAAGTTCAGGAACGGAACCTCGGCGAAAACGCGATCTCCCACAACCTCTCCTCCTCCGGCTACCTCGACCGCACCGAGGGAGAACAGACCAGGGACTACACGCAGGAACGCGCCAACGCAGCCCTGACGAAGTCCCAGGAAGACCAGGCGCGGGAAACCGCCCGCAAAGCTCTGGTCGAAGGATTCAACATCGAAGCGGCAGCCGAGCTCGCCGCCGCCGCCGGGCGCTACGCCGAAGGTCAGGGGAAAGAAGCCGAAACCGGCTCGCCCGAATACACGCCCGCCTCCTGGGCGACGAAGCCTGCTGCTAACCCGAAGGGCTGGGGAAGCAAGTTCAGCCCCGCCGCCAAAGAAGCGCTCGTGAAAGCCCTCCAAAAGAACAAGAAGGGGAAGTGACGCATGGCTCAAGGACTCGGCGGGAACCGCATCCGCAACCCCCACATAGGCCGCCTCGCCCAGGCCATTGCCGCTCGAGGCCAGGGCTCTCTGAGCGCTGCCGCCGCCGATGGCGTCCAGCTTCTCAGTGCAACCAAACCGCAGCCCGCGACTGGGAATGAACCCAAGGTGGGCATCGGTACCGGTCTGCCGGTCACCAAGCCCCCGAAGCCTGCTCCGGCTCCAGGGGGCAAGACCCAGACCACGGGTGGCTTCCATCCTTGGAAAGTCCTTGAAGACTACAAACCCGGCAAACCCCTCTCGGGGAAGGAAATGCGCGAATACGCCCGCGCTCTGGCGGTCACCGAAACGAAACCGCAGATCCACGGCTACGCGGGTCTCGTCAGGGAATCCGAAAAAGCAAAAAAACAGGAAGCGGCGGGTCTCGGGAAACTGGGGGCCAGGACCTCGGGGAACGTCTCAGACGTCTACAGCAACATCGCCAAATCCGAGGCGGAAAACATCGCCCGCCAGCAGGCTCTTGGTTCCCAGTTGACGACCAATGCCGCAGGTATCGCCTCGACCAGCAACGCCGAACTGGCAGCCCAGCAGTCAGGTGCGCTCGGCAGCTATGAGTCCCAGCTTGCCCAGCGCGGCGCACCCTCCGGGGGCGGAGCCCAAGAAGCCCTAGCGCAGGCGGTCGCCGCCCAGACGGCCGCGCAGTCGACCGACAACCAGGCCGCCCAGCAGTTCGCCGCCTCTCAGGCCGCCAACAGCAATCAGCTGGCAGCGGCGATGGCGGGCTCTGCCGCGATGCAGGGTGGCTCAGCGGTCGGTGCGATCAACCGCGACACCGTCAACCGAGTCGGCGAATCGAACCAGAGATACGACCAGTCCATCAACGGGCTGCGGGAAAAACTCGGCGAAGCCAAATCCGCCTTCGGGACCGACTTCGCCAAAAACCTCCTGAGCCTGCGAGGCAACGAACAGAAGTTCATCCTCGGCAAGGACGCGGTCGCAGGGAACAAAGAAAAGCTGTCTGCCGAAAAGGAAGCGGCCAAGGCCGCTGCCGCCGAGGCCAACGCCGCCGCCGCCGCCAAGACTGGGGAAAACGCCCAGGACCAGTCCAACGCCGACCGTCAGTTCGAACTGGAACTCAAAAAGTTCGGACTTGCGGAATGGGAAGCCAAACACCCCAACGCGGCGTCGGGCGAAGCCCAGAAACAACAGAAAAAGCTCGGCGAAGAAGTTAAGGAAGTCAAGACGCTGATCCCGACGATTGTCACCGAACTCGGCAAGGTTCCGAAGGGCACCCCGCCCAACAAAGTCCTCCAGACCTACATCGCCAAAGTCAACAGCACCGCCTCGGCCAACCCAACCGTCGTCGCCAAAGTCCTCAAAGCTTGGTGGAACAAGGGCTACGGCGAAAGGCTCTCTGGGGGCGTCAACCCGTTCGGGTAGCTCATGGCCGCCCCGAAAGCCAAAGTCAAGGTCAAAGGGCCGAAGCCGACCTTCAATCCCCGGCTGCTCATGCATGGGCCGGGGGAGTACACGCCTCATCCCTCCACACCGGCCACGCCGTCTGCGGCCGAACAGCACGAACACGAAGGGCGCACCCCTCAACCCGGTGTGCCGATCGGTCCCCGCGATATCCAGCAGCCTTCGGCCTCGGGGTACGAATACCCAGCGACGGCCTACCAAACGGCTGGGGTCCCGGTCTCTGCCGCGCCGCACCCCGCCGCCGTTCGTGCCGAAGTCCGCCAGCAGAAGGCCGAAGCAAGACAGGCGAAGCTGGTCAACCGCTACGTCACCAAGGCCTACAAGGCGCCCACCAGCGCTTCCCCGCTCGCCCCGCCCTCGGTAGATGCGAAGGTCGCGAAGGCCGCCAAACAGGTCTCAGCAGCCCGACAGTCATTGCTCAACCACCCGGCGGTTCAGGCTGCCAACGCGCAGGGGAAAGTCGTCGGTGTCAAGGGTCTCGCGAAGATCAGCAACGCGGCTGCCGGAGCCAAAGCCCTCGAAGGTCCCAAAGGCCTCAGCCACACCCCTCTCTTCGGAACCGCCCCTCGAAGCTTGCGCCTGACTCCAGAACAGGCTGGGCAGCTCGCCCACAACGTTGGCGTCCCCCAGGGGTCCGCCGGCCGGGCCGCCGCGAAACTCCACGCTCACGAACAGGAAGCCTCTGAATCCTCGCCGCTGGATTCGCTCGCCCATGACGCTGCAGGTCTCTACAAGACCCTCCGCTTGCAGCAGCCCGGCGCGGGCGCCGCGGACAAGTTCGTCGAGGGGGAAGCCAAGAACGCCGCTGAAGCGGTCAAGCAGCGATTCAAGTGGGATCTCGAAGGGACCAGCAACCTCCACACGCCAACCGGCAAGGAACTTCAGTTGCTCTCCAATATCCCGGCGGGAGAGGGGGCGGCCAAGGTGGCCGAGGGAATCCCCGAGGCGACGAGGGCCGCAATCGAGGCAGGCAAGACGGGAGTCACGGTCGCCAAGGCTCTTCGACACGCGCCGAGCGAGGCAGCCGACGTTCTCCGCGCTGCTCCCGCCGCGCTCAAAGCCACCCCGCAGGCGATCAAAGATGCCCTGAAAGCCACCCCCGATGCCCTGAAAGGCGCGGCCAAGGCCGCCCCGAAGGCGACCGGGAAAGCGGCAGTCAAAGGTGCGGTCGGCACCGCCGAGAACTCGGCGAAAGCCTTCTCGGGTCTCAGCCTTGCAGCCACCGTCAACCGTGCCGGGGGCGGCAACGTCCCGGTCGCCAAGAACCTTGAAGCACTCGGCGTGGGCACGGGCGAAGCGCTCCGGCATCACCCCCTCGAAACGCTCGAGACCACCGGACGCACCCTGCCCGCGTTCTTCACCGCCCCAGAGGCAGTGGGGGAAGCGGGGATCGAATCGGCGCTGCAGGGTTCGACCAAGCCGCTCACCAATACCCTGGGTGCGCTCGCCGGAGGCACCAAGGAACTCGGCGAAGAACTCTTCTCGGGGAATCCCAAAGAGGTCGAAGAATCGGTCAGGAAGAAATCGGGGGTCTCCTGGCTCCTCCCGGCCCCGGCACTCCTGCACCAGTTCCACGGCTCAGACCTCTACACGGCGACCCGAGGGAAGGTCAGAGGCGCGGTCGAGAACAGCCGCTCTGCCAAACGCGCTAGCGCAGTAGAGGGCGCAGCCAACGACGGGCTGACCGCTCCGAAGGAACGCGGCAGGCTCGGCTCCCGCCACGAAAAGAACGTGCTGAAACCGCCGGTCCCAGTCCAGGGGACGGGTGAGCACTACGTCTTCCGTGGCCTCGGCGAACACATCGGTGCCCACCACGACCGCGCCCAGCAGGCGTTGGACGCCACCCGTGCTTCAGAGACCGCGCATGGCTGGAACCAGATCGAGATGAACCGCCTCCGCAAGGCCGCCCACGGCGCGCCGCCTGACGCGACGGGCGTTACCAGCAGGATCAAGGGCCGGCTCAAGGGCGAAGGCGCAGGCTTCGGGATGTCGCCGCTCGCCAAGGACATGGGGCGCAGCTATGAGGCTCTGGCTCCGGTTCTCGCCAAGTACGGCCTCCCGCATTCTCCCAAGGGCGTGAAGCTTCTCGAAGAGTTGCGTGACTACCACGGCGCCCCGGCCGACATCACCCGGCCCGACAAGACGATCAACGACCGCATCGCCACCAACGAGGGAACGAAGCGGCCCGAGATCCTTGCCGATCAGCGCCACCACAACCTCACGAATGAGCTTCGCGCTGGGCAGAAGCGCCTCGCAAAAGAGCTTCCCGGCAACTACGAGCCCAAGCCCTTCCGCATCCAGAACGATTTCGCCAATCATCTGCGGGCTAAAGAGGGCAAACCGCCGATTCTCAAGGACACCGAGAGGGTCACCAAGCGCGCGGAAGACATCCTCGGCAAGAAGCCCGATGGCACCAAGTGGTACCGCGACGAAGCCTGGCAGAAATACGAAGACCTGAAGGCGAGTGAGTCGACGCTGCGCCGGGAAGCCAGAGACGCGAGAGGCCGAGGCGAGCAGGCTCAAGCCGACGACCTCTACAAACAGGCGCGCGCCACGGCGAAGCAGCGCAAGGCGCTCTACGGGGAGATCAGCAAGTTCTCTCGCCACCCCGGCAAAATCGACTCCTCGAGCCTCCCCGGTTCAGGCCGGGCGATGAAGCGCGACTTCGTCAACGAGCAGCGCGCAGCCAACAAAGAGCTAGGCCTGCTCGAGCCCGTCCACATACACGACGAGGTCCCGCGCGCTCCCGGCTCTCATTCGAGCGGCGGCGTCAAGCGCGACCTCCCTGGCCGCGTCACGCACTTCTCGACCGGAGAGATAGCCCGCAGCGGCGAGGCCGACGCCCGACTGGAGAGCGTTCTCCACTCCTCGGCTATCGCCCCCCGAACTCAGATCGCGCTCAACGACCTGATCCATACGAGCATCAACGACCTGAAGACCCCGGTGCGGATGCCGGACGGCTCCTACAAACACATCGCCACCGAGGCCGAGCGCAAGTGGGCAGAGGACACCCACCACATGCCGGCCGGAACCGAGTGGTTCCCGACCCCGCTCCTGAAGGCCGCGCTGAACGGCGCCCATGACCTTTCCAGTGCTGATGCCCTGCGAATGATTGACGAGGTCCGTTCGGCCAAGAGCGAGGATGGCATTGTCAAGCTGGTCGAAAAGTACCCCGACCTCCGCGACGAGATCATGGGCCACAACGGCGGCAAAGGGTTGACCTACACGGCAATCCGCTCGGCCGGGATGGACGAGCTGGTCTCGCAGTTGAAAGGTGTCCTTCCCTCGAAGTTGCGGGCGATCGCCAACGTCCCCTCCCGGTTGGTGCTGAACGACCCAGCCTGGGTCTTCGCGCAGCTATTCGCCACCGGCATCCCGATCGCGGCAGCACTCGGACCGAGCGCCCTGATCCGCGCCCCGCAGGCGATCAAGGCGATGTCGGACATCCAGAAGATGGACCCGGCCTCCCAGGCTCGCATCAAAGCGATGATCGGTTCCTCGGCCGGAGTCATGGGCACCCCGCACACCGCCTTCTCCAACTCCGACCCCTACGCGCCCGCCCGGGCGATCAAGCATTCTGGCTTCGGCCAAGGTGTTTGGAAACTCGCCAACGGCGAGACGATGGGGAAATGGGATCGCTGGAACGCCTCGAAAATGCGCGAGTTCGCGGCGACGGTCAGGGCGAGCAAAGGCTTCAAGAACTGGTACGGCGGGGTCAAAGGCCTCGACAAGGGAATGCGCGTCATCAGCGACGCCACCAAAGGCATGAACGCTGCCCAGCGTCTCGACTACATCTCCAGACACCCCGCCCTCGCTCGCGATCTCCAGCGCAATCTCAACAAGATCGGCGGTAACTGGAACTCCTTCACCAAAACTGAGCGAGCCGTCGCCCCGTTTGTCATCTTCTATCCCTGGATTCGCTACTCGACGGTCTGGGTGCTGCACACCTTCCCAGTCAACCACCCGGTCGCCGCCACGGCGCTGGCCTTCCTCGCCCAGCGCAACTCCAACGAACTCCAGAAAATCGCGGCGGCCGAGGCGAAAGCAACGGGCGTCACCGGCGTCACCTACAGCTCGCCCCTCGACAGCATCACGGCCTACTCCAACCCGGTCCGTCGCAATGCCAAGGATGAACCCGTTGAAAACCCCAGCGGCTCGCGCATGTCTCCACTCGGCGTTGTCGGGCAAACGGTCCTCGAAGGCAACCTGCTGAAAACCCTCGGCGCGACGAACCCCTGGATCAACACCGGCGTCTCTCTCGCCACGAATACGAACACCTTCACGAACCAAAAGCTGCCCGGCCACGGGCTCCTCGGGATCTTGGAGAACGCAGCCGAACAGGCCGCCTCCCTTTCGCCGGCGGTCAGGCAGCTTGAGAATTCGGTTGGCTTCCACGGCTTCAGCCCCCACCCGCAGAGCGCGACTTCCAAGGCCTACGAAATCCTGAAGCCGAACAAGAACTGGGCGTCATTTGTCAACCCTTACACCCCGCGTCCCGCGTCTGCTGGCGCACTCGAAAACGCGCTCAATACGATTGAGCAGCGGATCGGCACCACCGGGCATAGCGCTCAGTCAGAAGCGCAGGGTGATGAAACCAAGACGATTCAGGACAGACAGAAGATCGTCGCCAAGCTCAAGGCGACCAACAAGAAAGCCTGGACGGAAAAGGAAAAGCTGCTCCGCAAGATTGGTGGCCCTGCGCTCGCCAAGCAGAGCCAGGAAGAATACGAACGCTATACGGCAGCGGGCGAAGAACCGGCCTCGAGCAAAAGCGCCTTTGAAGGCTCGGGCTTCGGCGAAAGCAGCGGCAAGAGCCCGTTTGAATCCTCGGGGTTCGGGGGCTCAGGTAACAGGAAAGCGCTGAACTACAAGCCGCCGAGCGAATCACTGCATCTCCCCAGCGTCAGCCTCCCGGGTGGCGTCGGAAGCGTGCTCGGCTCCGTCACTAGCCCTCTTGCCTCTCTCGTGGGCGGGGCTCCTGCACAGGCTGCGGATTACAAAGGTCCGGCGAAGCCGCTGACCAAGGCCCAGCATCACGAAGTTCTCGCCGAAGCGCACCGGCCCAAACTCCTCGCGTCGCTGCATCAGAAGACGCTCGGCACGCCTTCGCGCAAAGAACTCATCCAGGCCGGGAGAGCCGGGAAGCTCCGCTTCAACAGCGAAGGCAAGATCACCACGCCTCGAACCCGGCAGGTGCAGAAGCGCCTTGAAACGGCGCAGACGCTTTTCGACAAGAAGTCGGTCCCGAGCATCGAAGGCTTCGAACATCAGGATCAAAAAGAATTCGCCGAGTGGTTCTCCCACTACACGAAAATCCCGCCGAAGCTCGCGGGCGAATGGGTCAAGCAGGAGGGCGGTGGATTTTCAAACGGTGGGGAAGCCGGGGAACAAAACTGGCTCGGCGTCGGCTACCCCGCGCATCCGACTTCCTTTAGCCAGTCGAGCTACTTCAATCACACGACCCCAAAAGCCGCAGCGAAAGCATCGGCTGAATGGCTGGAAGGGAAGATCGGCGGCGACTATGCCTACCAGGCCGCGTCCTCGATTGTCGGTATCTCCCATCTGGCAAAGTCGGGCGCATCTGAACAGGAAATTCGTTCGTACATCGAAGGTCCGAGCGCGTGGGGGACGGGCGCCATTAATACGGGGGGAACGATCAGCGTCTCCAGCTCGGGCGGTGGGGCCCCGGCGCAGGTTCGTAAAGCACTGAAGGCAGCCGAAGCTCACGCCAAGAAGCTCGGTATCCCCGTTCGGGAAGCCGGATCTGTCGAAGCCTCTCCGCAGACGATCCACGTTGAGCATCTGGCAAAGCGAGTGGCTCGCTCGCCAATCGTTCGCAAGGGCACCACCGGCACGATCCACCACGCGGGCGGCTCCGTCGTCGTCGGCCAGACCTCCGATGGCCCGGCGAACGTCAAGAAGGGGGAGGAGCCCGAAATCGTCGCTCGCCTTCTCCTGCTCTCGAAGAAGACCGGCAAGCCCGTCTACATCATCTCGGGGGCTCGTACGCCTCAGCACTCGGTAGAAGTCGGAGGCTTTCCTGATGACCCACACACCGAAGGGAAAGCCTCCGATATTGGGGTCGGGGCGCCGACCTTGGCCAGCGCGGCAGCGGTGCCGGAATCGGTCTATGAATCGGTCGGCCTCTATCGGCCATTCGGCACCGCACAGGGCGGCTCCAGCGCAGAGGACAATCACGTTCAGTTGATGGAAGGCGCGCCGAACAAGGTCACGGTTGGCGGCGGCTCTGTCTCGGCTCCAAGTTCCGCCCCGAGCTACACGACTTCGTCCGGCGCCCCGACCCCGGCCGCCATCACTGCTTACGCCGCGTCCGTAGGTAAGCCGGTCGCTCAGGTCAAGAAAGAACTGAAAACGAAAAAGCTCAAGCCGAAAACCCTCATCAACGGGCTGCGCCAGGTCGAACGGA